CGTCAATTGCGGCAATCGCTTCTTGCTTACTCATGATTTGCCTCAGCTTCCAACCTGGATATCCAGGATTTCAGAGATTCAACCACTCGGTGTTGCTGGGAGGGGTTAAGCCACTCCAGCCGGTCAACCTTGGTGATGCGTTTGGAAAAGGCGTTTAAAGCCTGGTCTGATCCGTTCCTTAACAAACCCCGTTTGCTAGCGTCGATCCAAAGCGCCCTGGCTTTGTCGATCATGGTTTTTTCTGCTTTATTTCTGGACCGTGGGCTTTTGCCTCTGGGTCTGTTGGATGTGAGGCTTTTGAAATGGGCCGCACAATCTGCCAGATCACTGGCAGAAAGTTTCCCTGCGGATTGCTGACCATACCTAGCTGCCAAAACACCTCGATAAATGTCATCATCCATACCAATCTTCTTTTTGATCGCATGGATGGCGGCCAGGTGTCGGTTGCGTTGCTTATCCATGTCAAACAACTTCTTTGATTGGGTGAAGGTGGTTAAAGCTAATCCGTCTTTGGATTTGGCTTAGGGTCACTTGGACTTGTTCAACAAGTGATTCCGGGCAATTGAACAAAAGCAAAGCAACGTTTTCGAGCAGTAAATTAAGGTCTGTATTCTTGTTCCCCATTAATTTCCACGCGTTGGCTATTTCTGCCTTGTAATCAATTGGACAACCGCTAAGGCTTCCAGCCCCCACCAGTTCTGGTGCGCTGGTTTTTTCGCCTAAGCGCCAGCCTTGCCGAACCAACCGCGTCACCTGCTTCTGGCAGGCCAAGACCGCATCCAAATGATTGCCAAAGAGTTTTGCCATTCTGCGATGGCCACGCCTAGTCAACCCGCGCTCTGTCTTTGTGTCCCACCTCCGGACACTCACCAACTCAAAGCCTGAAAACAGATCCTGTTCCACGCGCAAGAGCGCTGATCTGTGGCCATTGACCAAAAAAACAACCGCCTCATTCATCCGCGCACCTCGATCACCTGGATGAATTCGTTGTTCTTTTCGAAGTGGGAAATCATGGCGTTGATGTTGTGCCAAAAGGCTTCGAAGCGAGTTCCCTTTTTATTAAAGTCAACGGTTTGATGCTTTTTGGGAATCCGGAGTTTTTTCATTTCTGCCCTGGTTTTTGAGCCGTAAATAAACTCGGTTATTGGCCGTGCAAACCGTCTTCGTTCTTCACAATCCTGGAGCAGGAAGTTCAGCAGGTGTTTGAATTTCCCGTCGTATTCGCCTTCTTCTTCCGGCCACACAAGTACTTCGATGGCGTTCTTGAAGGTGGTGAGCCGAACCAATCGACAACACACCCAGTAACCATCGATCTTTAAAAGAACCGAGCGATAGAACCCTTCTAGCGCTTCCTTTACCTTGGCTTTTTCTTCTTTATTCATCGCTGCCACCTTCCTGGCCTGGTGGCAATACAGTGTCTTCCAGGTCAATAAAGAAGGTCTCGCTTCTGCTGTGTTTCGCGCCAACTTCTTTAAGCTGCTCATCAGTCCAGGTGGCAAGCGCCGTTTTGTCTATGTCGTGTTTGGTGCGAATTGCCACGCCACGTTCAACTAGAAGGCCCAGGGTTCGCTTGGTGGTGGTGACCTTGCTGGACTTGCGGAAGCCAATCCTTCCATGGGGAAAGGCCTTGCTTTTCGCCACAGAAAAATGGGCTTTCTTGTTTTCCGTTGCCCATTTCTTCAGTGCTTTTGTCAAGGCATCCCGTTGGCCAACAAATGGGGAAACCTGGTCACTGTAGGTGGTTTTAGCCTTGGTGATGCGCTCTTCTAATTGAACCTTTAGAGCTGTGATGGTTTGCTCCAGCTCGCTTAATGTGGCCAGGCTATCTGATACGTCAGTAAGGGTTTCAATTTGTTTCACAGCAATACTCTCCTGTTCTTGTGCCCACCTGATGAACCGGCCCAGGCGTTTGTTTGCGTCCATTCGCCACTACCTTTTCATGCGCCAGCAAGGCCAAGATTCCTGAACTCGTGACCGTTGCTCGCCTCTGACCATGGAAGGCCATATAGCCCTTCTTTAAGAGTGACGTCACAACCACCTCCTGATGAAGCCAAGGGCTTTCCAGGACGTCTAGCGCTTGCCATCTGCCATACAGCAGGGTCAAACCAACCTTCGTTAACGTTGCGTCCTTCAATGCGCGGATTACGTCTTCCGTCATGAGATCACCTCGATACTGCTTAAAAGCACTGCATTGCCTAACCCTTTAAGCTTGATGACCACTTGTCCATTTGGTGCAACATAGGCATGGGTTCGTGTCTCTGTTTGTCGTTGGCTGCGAAGTGTTGGTGACAGTTTGTATCCAACAGTCACCCCAACTGGCCAGCGGTGATTGAATGCGGCTGCTGTAAGGCTACCGCGAAAATTCCCGGTTCCTTCGCGCTCCATCTCTTCTTCGCGGAAGCTGTGGCCGGAAACGAACCCAGAATAAAGCGCTTCGTCACCCTGGCCGACCTCATCAAAGGGGAATTCCTCACCATTCAACGCGAGGTAGAAACCCTGTTTAAACTGCGCTAAACGCTTCTTTAAATGCCTGCGCTCGTTCATGATTGTTCCCCCTCTCTTTGCACAAACTGGATGGCTTCGGCGACTGCTGAGTAATGGTCCTCTGAACCTGGTTTGGAGAGGCAACACTCCGTAATTCTTTGGCGCAGGAAAGCCGGAATAATGAACCAATGGTCCTTGCAAAAAATCCTGTGTTTAGGTATCCACTCTGAGCAGTTCAGCCCTGGGCATTTATTACCTCTCACAGTTTGTTCAATTTTCTCGTGCTTCGTCCTGGCTTTTGCTCCATGTTCTAAGCCCGAAAAGTAAACAGTTCCGATGGATTCTTGATGACTCACCATTTCGGGGTTTTCGTAGCCGGTCATGTACCCGGCTGCGAATTCTTCCAAAGCTTGCTTAAAGTCGTTTTTTTCAGGTTTGGAAAATCCCATCACGCCACATCCGTAACCAGTTCGCGATAAGCCGCTTTCAGGAAGTTCACATCCAATGGCTTTTCAGCGCCATTGGCCAGCATTTGGGCATAGGCAATGCAGCCAGTAACCATGCGTAATGCGCCGCGCCTTGCTGCCACGTCATATAAAAAGCCAAGGCTGGCGTTGTCCGTGATGCCAAAGCCCCGCGCTACTGCATGCACACATTCTTTGGTGGGTGTTTGGACCGAATAGGATTTGGCAATGCGGCTGAAGATCTGGGCGTACTCTGCGCGTCTTGCGCCGCCAGTGATTGTGCCGTAAACTTTTTCAGATCCCACCAGCACCAAACCGACCTTGCACTGATCGTGGATGCTCCGTACTTCTTCCAGAACTTCCCACGTGCAGTGCTGGGCTTCGTCAATCACCAGGATGCCCGCACTACCGTTTAACCGGTCCACAATTTCGCGCCGCAACTGGGAATTGTTCCCGTTGGAAATGGGTACATGCAGCCCTTCCAGGATGGCCCCCAGAACACTCTTCAGGCTGCGCTGGGCTGGACTCATGGTTACCAGCCATGCGTTGTTCTTGTCGGCAATAAAGTTCTGGATGGTGGTGGTTTTCCCCAGCCCAGATGCTCCATATACACAACAGAAATTCCCTAACAACTGCGCAAACCGTAGGGTCTTGGTGATCTGTTTTGCAGCTTCGGTTTCCACATATTGACCGGCTGAAACTTGGGTTAGATTTCGTTCGTGGAAATCGTTGATCCAACGTAAAACCGACTCTTCAACTTTGCTGCTATCACCTGCGTACTTGCCAGCTAACCAAAGACTCAAGGATGCTGGGGAGTAGCCAAGTTCTTTTGCCACTGTGGATTGAGGGATGCGGTTTTCTTCCAAAATTTGCCGGAAATCTTCGCGGCAACTGTTAACGGTTCTGAGTTTGCCAACATGCGTCATTTTTTTTCTCCGTTTTTTAGATCGCCCGGCTGGCCTCAAGCGCATCCAGGGCGTTTGTTAGGTAGTCATCCATGTTCGGTTCAGCCCTAAACGGTCTGACGACCTTGGTTTTGGCCTGCTGTTCTGGCTCGCTCTGGCGCGGAATTTGGCTATCTAAATGAGCCGCACTCATTCTGCGCTCTGCCTCTAACAGGCGTTTGGTGTGTTTGATTTTGGATCTACGTGCTTTATTGAATTCGCGGGCTGTTTCAGTGTCGTTGAAGCCCGTTTTCTCGATACATTTTGCAAAGGTCAAAAATCGGCCATGTTTGTCATAAACATAAATGCCGTCCTGAAGTGCTTCCGGATCAAAGCGAACCACCACTTGAGTGGATTTTTTCGCGCCTGCAAACTGCGCCAAGGCTTCCTGGTAATAGCGGTTGCCATGGAAAGTGATGCTGCCATCCTGCTTAGATGCCGTGACCTTTTCTGCTGCCAAGAGGCACATTTGAAGCTGGGCCTGGGTCGCCTTGGTAATCACGCTGGCTTGGTAGCTTTCCTGGAACGTCTCTTCCAGGCTTCGACCCTGTGCGGTATGGCTGCGCCTGCCTTCCCGGTGGTTGTGATCCCAAACGCCATCTTTTAAAAGCTGTTTAAATGTCTCTACAGGGATCGCTTTTTGCCCGCGATTTTCCGGCCCATTGCCAACTTGGTTTCCTGCCCAAGCGCCAGACAAGGCTGGGTCTCTGCTGATGTAATCACACCAATCCCGGAAAGACCGTTCAATGGGTTTGGATTGGCCGCTTCTTGGTTGGCACCAGTGGACCTCACAACCGAGCAATTTGAAGATGCCGGTTGGGTCTGTGTCCAAGATTTTTCCCCGGTACCGGGTTGGTGTGCCTCCACTCATCCACTTGGAAGCGAACGCGCGCCCATTATCCAGGAAGATTTCCTGTGGAATGCCAAAGTTTTGGATCACGTCGCCAAACGCCAGGCGCACAGCATCGGCGTTTTCTGATTTGTCTATTCGGTAGGAAAGGATTTTGGCGCTGTAAATATCCTGCCAACCTACCGCCATGGGACGGCTAACCGTGCCATCTTCCCATTTGACAAACACGTCAAATAAATGGCCGTCAGCACAAACCGCTTCCAGCGCATGGTAATGGCTGCGGTCGCGAATCTGGGAAGGATACATGCGCTTAAGTGCTTCTTCGCCTTCCCTGGCCAGAACCCGCACTTCCATGGGCATTTCAGCGGCAAGTTTCCTCTCAATAGTGGAGAGAGAAGGAAGCTTCCACCGAGGGGTTTTGGTCTTCCCAACCCGCTTTGCGCGATGGTAGCAACTCGCAAGGGTTGGGCGTTCGGGCCTTAGATAGTCCGACCGAATGAACTCCCATGCTTCATCTGTGAACTCAGCCTTTGCGCGGCCACCTGCATAGGATGGGGCCAAAACGGGCAGCCAATCTGCCCGGGGTTGATCTCGCACTAACGCGACATAGCGTTTAAGCGTGGCTTGGCCTATGGAAAATTCAGCTGAAATGGCAGCCAACGCAACCGTTTTGGGTTGCTGGCTTTGCACCAAGCCGTAGTAGTAAGAAACAGCTTCCAGGCGTTGCTTTGCTTTTTCCTTGTGGGCGTCCGGTAGGGCTTCAAAATTGGCCCAAAGCTCTTGGTTTGCG